CAAGTAATGTATTCTTAAAAGTAGCAAACCTTCTTGGTGTCCTCTATACAACAGCAATGCCCAAACTAGATGCTATAGCTAAATATACAAGAGTATCTGCAACAGTGGCTGCTGGTTATGAACCTTCACCACCTATGATGGATAAATATACAATGTTCCAAAAAGTGAAGGGAATTTTAAAAGGTAAGGGAAAAGGGAAAGGATTAAAAGGTAAAGGAATGGACACCATCTTGAGAATGGTTGGTGTCTCTGATGATGAAATAACTGAATTTAGAAAAGAAGGCGGATTGAAAGGAATGTTTGGTTTAGCCAAACAGGGCGCAGAAGCTGCTAAACCTTCATTGGAAAAAGGGGTAGGGGTAGGAAAAGGAATGGCTGGTGATGCCGCCGAAACAACTTCCTCATACTTTAAGCAAATGACCGAGTATCTTAAAGACCTTACAAAAATGAAAGGCGACCAAGAAGAAAGAGAGAAACCACATTCTCCAAGTTGGGTTGAATATATAGGACAGACGTTTCATACGACCAAAGAAAGAGTTAAACAGGGAGTTATACAACTTGGTCTTGCTGAAACAGCAAAGAAACATGTAGATTCTGCAACGAAATATGCGAAAAAACATTATGAAAGAGCAAAGAACAGAGGTGAGAAACAATTTGAAGAAATAAAGAAAAATAGAAAAGCAAATGAACAGCAAACTAGTTTCTTAGGACGAATGGCAAAACGAGCGAAAGGAATGAAAGATTGGATCTGGAAAATTGCCATGTTTGCCTTTACTATGTTTCAAAATGCGATTAGTATGGGGGTTAGAATGTTAGGATGGCTTCTAGCTCCTATTTTAACTCAACTTGGAATAAGGGGTCTATTTCAAAAAGGTGGACCGGGATTTATATCTCATGCTGGTAAAGGAGTTAAAGCATTAGGAGGAAAAGCTAAACAAGCTGGAAAATTTGCTGGTAAGACAGGACGAGTTGCTAGAATGGCAGGCCCAAAAGCTGCTGGTAAATTTGCAGCAAAGGGTGTTGGTAGAGCTGCTAAAAGTGGAGGCAAATTTGTTGGAAAACTTGGCCTTAATGCAGCAAAAGTTGGAGGAAAAGCTGTGATCGGACTTGGCGCAGCTATTTCCGTAGGCGAGATGGGATGGGATGCATATAGCGTAATGCGAGATCCACAAGGTTTTGCCGGAGATACGATTACTAGAGGATTTTCTGCATTTATAGGAGGCAGAGACTCTGGAGCTTCTGGTGCACTTAGTGGAGCTATGAAAGGCGGTTCTATTGGAGCAATAGCTGGCTCATTTATTCCTATTCCTATTGTTGGTAGCATGATTGGGGGTGCGATTGGAGCTCTGGCAGGTGGTATCCTTGGTTTTATTGGTGGCAAGAGGATTTCTAAAGCACTTGATTTTGTAGTTGCACCAATTAAGAAATTGGGTAAAGCTATTTGGAGGATAGTAACATTTCCATTTAAGATGATAGGAGAAGTAGTCAAGTTCTTTAAAAGATTTGTAACAGAAACAGAAACAGGTAAAAAGATATGGAAAAAAGTTAAATTTTGGGCGCCTAAAGTAATGTTGCCACCATTAATGATGATATGGGCACTTAAAAAAGCAGTAGGACTAATAAAGACTGGAACATCAAAAATATGGGATAAAATCAAAGATACCTTCGTAGGAAAAGCTCTAACAGCTATTTGGGATGTGGTATCATGGCCAACACGAAAACTTATAAAACTCGCCGGATGGATTGGAGGTAAATTTGCAGAAGTTTGGGATACCCTAAAAGCCGGTTTTATGAAACTTGTTGGTATGTTTCAAGCAATTCCACAAGCATTAAAAGATTTTAATGACTGGATTTATAAAAAAATACTTGGTATTCCATTCATTGGAAAGTTTTTAAAAGGGATGAAGGCATTTGTTAAGAATGTTGAGGAAGGGACCTTAGCAGATAAAGCTATAGAAGGTGTCAAAAAAGGAGAGAAAAAGAAAACTCTCGACGAGTACAATAAAAAAGCCAGAGAGGGAGAAGCAGGTAGTTCATCAGATAGGTATCGTACTGTTAATCGACTGGCAATGGAACCAGAGGCAGAATATCGAAAACGTAAAAAGATAGGAATGAATATAGCTCTTGGAACTCTTGGTGCAAGTGCTGGTACGTGGAATAATGGTGTTTTAACCAGAGCTAGAATTGACGATGTTTGGTACGAAGTCTTTCTTGATAGTCAGGGTGGACTAAAAGACTTACTCTTATCATCAGATCAAACTGGAACAAAACTTGGTCAAAAACTAGCTGATGAAGAAAAATCAAAACGACAGGCGGCGGCTGCTGGATTGGAGAATCAAACGAGTGCCTTAAAAGATAAAATGGGTGAGGCCACCGCAGCATCAGTAAATGCAACAAATGTATCTAGTAAAAATATAACATCTAATACTAATAATATTTCAAGTAGTCAAGGCGGCGGTAGAGATGCTGGAAGCAGAGGGTTTGGGTCTGGCTATGGATATGCATCTGATGTTGAAAGATGTAACATCAGTTAATAGGAGAAAATATGGCAGATATAGGGTTAGGAAATGAGCGAGCGGATAGCAACTTAACAATGAGTTTAAGTCCATTCATGGACGCATTTGGAATGCCTCCATCATCTTATGTTAGTGATGATATGATTAGAAATAGTATGCCAATTATCGAGTTCTGGCCTGCTGAACCGCATTTTGCTACTGGATTATCTCTTTTTACATTAGATGAAAGCAAAGGAAAAACTGCATATCTAAAAATTCTAAAGAACCTTGGATTCGCTACAACGATTCCAATAAGAGCTGCATTTATTGCTGATAATTTTCCAACTGATACATTTTCAAATGAATATACTGAAACCTTCTTACAAAAATTTACTGATGTTGCTTCTTCTGCTCTCAGTCAGATAGTTCAATTGTCTGGACAAAAAAATGCTAGTAACGCTTTCATAGAATATGCTGGCGAGGTGGCAAAGGCTGGTGAAAGTATGGGTGGGGCCACGGGAGGCGTACTTAAATCAGGCGCTGAAGCCGGTGTTAATATGGCACAAAATTTAAATAAGTATTTAGAAGGTAGCGGTGCAGATGATGGAGCAATGGGAAAAATGCTTCGCGGTGGTAGTGGTTTAGTAAATAAAATGCTAGCAGGTCATAGAATTGATTTTCCGCAAATCTGGTCGAACAGTGGTTTTACTCCATCATATAGCGTAACAATAAGACTATTCAATCCATTACCAGGAAGTACTCAATCAACTAAAAGGTTTATTGCTGGACCTATTGCTTGTTTTCTAGCTTTAGCAACCCCAAGAACAGATAATGGCAATTCATATAGATGGCCTTTCTACCAAAGAATTAAGGTTGCTGGACTATATGAATTAGCACCAGCTGCTATAACTAATATCACAATTGTAAAAGGTGGGGATCAACAACAAATTGCATTTAATCAAAATTTAGGGATATGCGATGTAAGAATTGATTTTCAAGCTCTTCATAGAAGTATGTTATTAGAAGAAGAACCATCTGGAAAATTTGATCAACGACCAACAGTGAGAAAATATATAGATGAGTTAACAACACATCAGGGAAGTACATTTGTTAGAAGAGATAAAATGAATGAAAATATTTCTAAAATAGTAGGTGTGAGTAGTTCACCAGCTGTTAGTTTTCCAGATGAAAGAGAATCTTTTCAAGTTCAAAAAAATAAAGCATCTCAAGCAAGACAAATACAAGTAGCGACTTTAGAACCTGTTGGTACCAGAACTTCAACAGGAGACAAATTAAAACAAAGAGCTTTGGAACGTGAAAGCGATCCAAACTTTGTACCACCGAGAATTCCAGGAACTTCATTATCATCAACAAATATATCTGCTATACTAAAAGCAACAGTATCCGAGGGTTAACAAACAGTATTCTTAAATACCATCGTTAAATAGTAGGCGAGAAATAAATTATGAAGAAATTGTGTTTGAGAGGTTAATTCGTTATACTTCTTATTATAACCAATTTCTTTGAGAATATCAAGAAGTAAAATATTGATTTGCTGTTTGAAATATATTTTCATTCTAGTTCTTTTTATTGACATTAACTTTCTAACAAAAGGATAAAACTGCTTCCCACATAGAGAATCCGAATTTTGTAAGTCTTTCACATACAATCTATAGATAGTTCTTAACTTATCAACATATTTAGTATTGTTTAGTTTATTAACTATTTGTGTCGCAAGAGCACTGCTAATTCTAGCTTCCTTTCTGGATTCCATCATCGCATTGTGGTCAACGTGTTTGTAAACAGTAATTTTTTGAACAACTTTATCTATTAATCTAGTACCAGTTTCTTGTGATACATTCTGAAATGCATTTTCATTATCTTCATCGTCTGTTGGTATTACTTCAGTTTTAAGACCAACTCCTTCCTTGGCAGCTTTATGATATGTACTAGCAAAACTTCTCATGCTTTGTTCAAGTCTATTACGACTCTCTTGCATAAATTTAGATACTTCATCAAGATCATTTTTTTCTAAACCACTAGTCCATCTTCTTATCATTTCATCAGATAAGAAAAATAAAGCATTTGGAATTGTTTTTTCTCTAGAAAACAGATGTGTTCTAGTTAGAGTTTCTAATGCATATTTAAATGCATCATCAATACAATATGGAAAGTATTTATGCATTAAGTTTGCATAATGTCGGATAATATAAAAAATCATCAAGTTTCGGTATCCAATCTTATCTCTCTTTTTTATATAATGTTGCATAAGAAAAACATAAAAATTAGCGATTGGATCCATATGCGCCATAAATTTAGCTTCTTTTCTCCCCGCCCATCTTCTTTTCGTAAATGCTTTTATTTCCTTTTCAGTTAACCCAGATAATCTAACCATCTCATAATAATGTTTTTTAACTTCAGGATACACGCAGGGTTCAGAAAGCGAACTTAAATTATGAGATATAGAATTCACAATAATTCGTTTTAATCTTGAGTCATCTATTTTGAGTTGTTGTAATAGCTCATCCATATTATATCACCCTAACTATAATTTCATCTTGTATAAAATATACATATTCAGGTCCATATTTTAATAACTGATCTTGTGTCAAATCTTTTAACTGGAAATTAAAATAAATACTTGTAACAGGTTGTTTAAGAGTACAGTGACTAACACCATCAATATTCTGCACTACATCAATAATTTCTGAACGGAATATCTCTATATTGGTTCCAAACCTATCAACAAACGCATCATAGACCGTTTCTTGTACTGATGAAATAAGTGATGAAAGAGTTCCACTATAAGTAGTTGATCTAAATACTTCAAGTTCAATAATCAAAGGACAAGTATAAACTGGTAATGGAATCCATCCTCTAACTGAATAAGTATACTTTTCACCTTTATTAGTAATATAAGCAATACTATCAGAAACAGGTTGAGAATGTGTAAATATAAGTGCTGTGGCATCGACGCATTTAGCAATATAATCCGCATTACCACATTCTGCACCAGTAATAATATAACGATCATCCAAATTACATGAAGTAGGTAAGATAGGAAGAATGTCAACTATGTCGGAAATGGTTGGTACATTTAATAACATATTAAGCAACGGACCATAAGTATTTGTGAATTTAGTATTTGAAAAATCTGTAAGCATTCTATAATCATTTAAATCCATAGTACTAATTAATTTTTGCATAACCTCAAGCTCAAATGCTCTCTGATCTATACCATCATAATACTCTGATAGTATCACCGGAACGTCATAAACGTAAGTTGCTGTGCTATCAAAATCTACATTCGATCTCATAAAGTCAGATAGATCATCTCTGAATGTAACCTTATTAGAATATGTTACAACTGGATCACCTAAGGGGTCGCTAATTGTAAACTCGTAAGTCTGCTCACCTGAGGGTATATCAGTATAAGGATCAAACGTATATACAAAGTAACTTGCTGATGAATCATTTGTCATATATTTTGTGGATCCACTTGATACAGTAACCATCTTGGCACTTGCAAGATCCATATCAGGTTCATCGCCTTTATAATGTAATTTAAATATACCTTCTGTTCCGTCTCTTATAACCTCAATAAGATCAGCATAAATATCATAATCAGTTGGATAACTTGTCTCAATTGCAGGTATTAATGAAACTTCATAAATAACATAGTCATAATAACCAACAGAATTTAAATAATCAATTCTGATTTCAAAAAGAGTTAAATAATCATTGCCATCTATTGTTATTGTAGTATCTCTTGATATTCCAGTTGCACCAGCAGGAAGTGTAAAAAATACATTGCGAGTTGGGACTAAATTGGATGTTTCCGTGACACTAGAACCAAAAAGTATACCACTGAATAGAGATATTTCATTGACTTGAAGATCTGATCTCTTTAAAACAGGAAGAGCATTTTGTGCCAAAGGAGAATCGGGAACAATAACATTGATAACTGTATAGTCATTTTCAGTTACTAACCTATTAAGAGCAGTCAAAGCATCAATAGAATTTCTTCTAACTTCTTCTAAAGATTCTTCATCGGCACCACCGAACGCAGAAGAAGTATTGGTAACTTCATAATTAACAACCTGAGTCAATCCAGCTAAATTAGTTAAATATATTCTGTCTCCGCTTCTTATTGAACCAGGAATAACGTTTCCGGCCTCTCCTTGAGTTACTTGAGATGTAACCAAAACACTTGATCCGGGGTCTGGTTGAACTCCGACCAAACCATTTCCAAATGTCAATCTTCTTCCAACATCAGTTCGCCTAGAAACATAACCTTCATCTGTATCGCTCATTAAGAATAGACTTTCAAATTCTGACCAAATTGAATATCCAGCGCTGCCTGGTTCTTTAATTTGAACTTCTAAACCAGAAACTTGGCCATTAATAGGAACATCTAATGTTATAAATTGAAAAGATAATATATCACTATCAATTTGGAACTCTTGATTTACTTCTTGAAGTTGTCTAATGGGCAAAACAAAACTAAACTCTTCTAAACTAATACTTACGGGTAAATTAAATCTTACGTTACCTTCTTTGACTTCAATTTTAACTGAAGCATTATTTGTGACTGTAATTGTTGTTATATAATAAGTACGAAAAATAATTGATCCATCAGCTGTAAACTTAAAATTTTCCGGTATAATAAATTGGGTGATTGGATCATCAAACCCAAAAGGTATTGTAATTAAAATATCCGCTGTTGCTGCTGTAGCTTCTCTAGTATTATAACCGAGAAAAGCAGAAAGATTTAAAATTGATTCTGGCAATTGTGCTTTAGTTAAGAAAAATTCTCTATACGACGATAATTGATAAAATAGAAGATTAGCGGTCAATGTAGATAATGTATCAATCATAAAACTTAAAAATGATGATTTCGTAAGATCCACATTTTCTAGTTCTAAGTATAATTTAGCTCTCTCAGTTATCTGTTCTCTAATAGAATCTCTAGATAAGTATATCTGACTTGACAGTGTTTCAGCCATTCTTTATCTCCCTTAACAAGACACTGGTTGCCTTGGTGTATAATAAAACCCTACTCTTTCGTCATGTAAATTTTTTAGAGTTGGTCGCAAGTTTGAATCCTTTACTAATAATCTTGCCATAAATTCAGCATCGTATAATGTATGAATTTTTTTGTCGTATTCCACATATGAATATATATTCTCAACTTGCGCATCTACAGAAGCCAAGGTTTCGCTTTGGAAGGTTTCAACTTTTAATTTCCAATATCTACGATCCGTATTAGCAGAAATTTCAACTCCCGAAACAACATATAGAGGATAAACATCATTTGTCGGTCTTAAATAATGTTGTTCTACTTTAATAATATCTTGTGGATAAGGAATGAAACCATGTGTACTAGGAATTACAAATGTAGTTTCATTGTCTTTATTATATCCAGTTTCTTCAGCATCAAACGCTGTTACTACTTGATCGACATAATAAACCGGTAGAACTAAAATTTTATTTCTTTTGATTCCTGATAAATCACCCGTCCATTCATACGGACCGCCAAAAATATTTTCATCTTCCCAAATTGTTTTTGGAATATTCATATTGTAATAAGTTACCAAAAATCTGACAACATCTTCCGCATAAAAATCATAAACCAGTTTTTGATACTCATGAACATAGAAGTATAATCTCTCATATTTTTGAGTTGACATTATCTAATACCTTTTTTCCTTTTATAAGTATCAAGTCTAATTTTAGCTTCAATCTCTTTAAGTTTCCATTTTCTAACAAGTTTACGAAGTTTCTCCTCACATTTTATTACACCCTTCTTTTTGCCAGAACATTTTCTTCTTTCACCTTCAATATAACTTATTGTCCATTGAATTCCCATAAGTTTACATCGTTTGTGACAATAAACTTTATCTTCTTCATTTTTTAATTTAGCGCATTTAACTGCACACTTATATATATTTGCATCAGTTAAATGAACCATTGCTAAAACTAAACCAGGCAATGGAATAACTGCAGCTGCTGTTACAAGACCAACTGATAGTATTTTTTGAGTAATTGGTTTAGTCTTTGGAGCTTTCAGTTCTTCTTCAATTACTTTTTTTTTAACACTATTATATAGATATAAATGCTCTTTGAATGTTAATCTGGTTCTCACTTCTTCACTCTCAGATATTAATTTAGCAAGTCTTGAAGTTGAAATATTGGCGCTATCTGACAATGCGTTTGCTCTTTTACTAAGTTCTTTGCCTCTTATTTTACGTACTTTTTGAACTTGACCTGCTTTAACAGCTCTCAATTTTATCAGTAATTCTTGAAGTTTTTTGCTCCATCTTATATACTGCTTCATTAATTTCTTTTCACATTTTGGAGGATTAGTAAATTGTCTACATTTTGCTATTTCAGATCTGAGCTCATTTACAAGTTGCCGAGCAGCATCAACTTTACATTCAAGTTTACACGCATCCCTTTTCGCAGACATCGGCATAGTTCTAAAGCATGCTCTTTCACATGGGTCTGTTGCTTTTCTGAATAAATATAAAGCAAACATAGCAAGACCGGGAGCTTTGAGTAAACCAACTTTTAACCCTGCTGCTTTAAGACCTAATGTTGCTCCGGCTACTCCAGCAAGTCCGTATTTTAAAAACTTAGAAAACTTACCTTCAAATTCTCTAATGTCTTCAGAGAATACTGTCGCTACACCTTCATAATCCAAGGTCATTATTTCACCGCAAAGTTTAACATGCTCTTTAAATGTAAGATTTTCTTTAAGAAATTGATCCCCAATTGCAAACTCTAAAAGAAATTGTTTACCAACTTCAGTTATTAATTTTTTATCCATATTAACTCCCTATTAAACTATGTTTGGTACTTCAAAGAATTTGAAATACGAATTCTCATCAATAACAACTTCAAGTTGTCCTTTCTCGCCTTGGTACTCAACATCTATAGCAACATTAAACCCTTTTAAATTTGTTGAAAATATTACATTAATATCTTTAATTATTGCCCTATTATCATATAAACTTAATGAGTTAACAACGTCATTAGTAATTTCGGCTAGTGTTGCATCATCGGTCGGTTCAAAAATCATTTTATAAAGATTGCTTCCATACTCTGGATCAAACTGATATGTTCTTTTTGGAGTAATTAGAATATTACTCCAGGATGCTATTATAACTTCAATGTCAGTAATTCTTTTAAAATCTCCTGAAACATCAATTTTTGACAAATAGTCCCCAATCTTTTTATTAGAACCAACAACTGTTTTTTTAAACCGAGTTAACAAATTTGACATATTTTCTAATCCTAAAATTTCTTATTTTTTAATTTTTGTGATTCTTCATCTATTTGTTTTTGTTTTTCTTCTTCTAGTTCTGCTTTCCATTTAAGATAGTCGTAGAACTTTTTAACTGGCATGGCCATCACCTGTACGTATGCCTGGTGACTTAATTCCATGCAAGCATAAACGTCCAGGGAAGAGGATTTCCTATAAATCTCGACAGCATCATCTTTGCTATCACTCCGCCCCATATAATGAACGAAAAAAGTTTTCCACTAAGTCAATATCATGATCTTCATCAAAGCCACATGCTGGGCAATAACTTTTCATTTTTAATTTAACTCCAAATTGCCCAAATTGGTCATTATAAGCTCTGTAAATTTCTCGCTTGTCTTTAGCAGGTAATGTAAGATATGCATCAATAATATCTGCCTTATCTTTATATACAACTGGTTCAGTTTTATCTGGGATATCTTCCTCAAAAGATTCAATGATAAGAGTTTCAGTTATTAAGTCCATTGTACTGTTTGGTCTTGAACTCAATGTCCTCATACTTGAAACTTCATCAAATAGGGTTGGTTGCTTAATCATCGCAATTACACCCGGAGATGCCGGCAACTCAACTTTTATTCTTGCTTTTAAAATATCAGCGCGAGGATATGATGTAAAATTGAATGTATCAGATGCTTTAACTGTAACTGGATATTGTTTAGAACATGACCCACACTTGAGTTCATAGTTTCTAATCTCTTCATATGTAACATGATATAAACCATATAAGAGAGCATCCCTATCTTTTAATGTTACATTCCTTAAAAATGTATCAAGATTTTTAATTACGTCAGGTTTCTTAACTATAGAATCAAATAAACATTGATTTAAATGCTCTGCGATTTTTTGTGGAGAAATCATACTCCCTTTTAGTTTTTCTTCTTCTTGAACATTCAAACTTCGTAATGTGAATGAATGCTTTGTTTGAGGTGTTACTACTTCATACTCCGGGTACTTAATATTAAATCCTGTAAATGTCATTCTGTTAATCTCCTTTCCTTTCGGATCTATTTAATACTTCTTTTTAAGATATTAAAGCAGTCCATCTATCATGTACAACTTGCTCTGCTAACTCATCCAACTGTGTTACTTTTCCATCCATGATAAGAGCTTTTATTTGTGCATCGCTTGCATCATGTTCGATGAAATTCATCAGTTGAAGTTTTGCTGCTTTTGATAGTCGAGAACCCGCAACTGATTCAGCAGCAAATAATTTTAGTTCTAAGTCTCTTCTCATTTTTGGCTCCTTGTTAAAGCATTTTTGATCTTATTTTTATCAATTGTTTTTCAATAACTTTTATATTTTTAATAAATTTTTCACTACATTTTTTTGGATCAGCCGTTTGATTACATTTTCCAGCTTCCGTTTTAAGGACAGTAATTTTTTGTTGATAAGCTCTCACTGTATAAACATTCATACACAGTTTCTTTTCTCTCCCTCTCTTTTCAGCACATGCTTTGGCTGCTTCTCCAAAGTATTTATTAAATGCTTTCATAGCTAACCCAATTGCTGCACCCCATACAATTGAAGAAGCATAGTAGGCAGCAATTGGAGCTACCTCTAATATAGAATCTAGCTCCAATTCCTGCTTCTGGGAAACATTACCAACTCTTCCCTCTACTACAAATAACTTAATCTGTGGTTCAGTTGCTTCTTTCAAAAAGTTAACCAGCTGTAATTTAGCTGGTTTACTAAGATTAGATTCATAAACCATCAAATAGGCAACTAATCTAAGGTTTATCATATTATAGAATCCTTATGAGTTATTATAAGCTAGAACTTTGCTTTTACTTTCCTTGAACATGCCTTGAGCAAATCCCTGGCATTTTTTGAAGACCCAAGGTTCATGCCAAGCATAATCGACGTTAAACTCAATTTCAACGTCCAGTCTTCCAACAGTTTCTACATCACTTGTGAATAAATCCTGTGGATCTTTTGCTGGAAACATGCCATCATAGCATGCATAATATTCAACTGTAACACCATCAGGAGCTGTAGTCCAGTAATACATTAAACCAGCATATGTTCTTTTTGAATAACCAATACCTTCTGCTCCGTCTTCTAGAGATGCAGAAGCTACACCAGTTCTATAATCTCTAATTAATTTAACCCAACCGTGCATAATATCCAGGATTGGAGTCTTATTAAATTCAAAGAATTTTACAGATACTGTATTACCATAATCAATATTACCAGGAACTGCCCACTTTACTCCGCCTAATCCAGTGTACTCAACTTTATTTAGAGTTCCTCCAGGTGGTGTAACAGAAAGGCATGTTGCTGCTAATACTTTCTTTATTTCTTGCTCATCTTGAATACCACTTCCGCCAGCAATACCAGAATTATTTAATTGGATTGCTTTTGCTAGTCCGTTTGGAATCTTATCAAACCAAATAAAGTGATACCCAGTTACATAAGGATCAGCAACACCAATAGATGTTCCGCCTAGTTTTCTGGTATAAAAATTGTTCTGTACTTCAGAAAATGAACTTTTCATTTCTTATAACCTCCACGTTGCTTCAGCAACTTTATAGTTAATTCGTTTTTGGATAACTTTGAGAACTTCATCCCAATTCCCATCTTGTATATGAATCGCTTTATCGTCGATATAAAAATCGGCTGCTAATTTTTCTGCTGTAATTCTGTCAAAATGAATCCCGTGCTTATCCAGCCACTTTCCTACTTTTTGGATCTCTTCTTTATGATCGCCACCATGTTCGGCAGCATTTTTTTGTGACGCACGAGTGGTAAAAATAACTATTTCGTAACCTAATCTTTTTAACCATTCAATAACCTTTCTCGCTCCTGCAAACGGATCGTCATAAATAGTGCCATCACTATATCCTTTTGAATATTTGTGAATGGTTCCATCAAGGTCGATCATTGCTCTTCTCGGTATATTTTCAAGTTTGCTCTCTGGGTAAAGTGATCGTATTATATGTCTTTTCTTTTTCCGTTCTGGTACTTCCGGGAAGGAATCAACAGGAAATAAAGACTCTAATCCAAAATCTATTGGTTCAATATATTTTTTTCCCATTTTAATACCACAACCTCATTTTATATTTTGTTCTTAGAAAGTACAAGTAAAAGATCTTAAAACTATATATATTAATAACTAAATGAAAATGAATTCTTGATATTATCTATTTGACTTGAAAGGAGGAATTTTGTGAGTAAAAGTTCAGGAGGCGGAATTAGTTTGGCAGGAATTTTCTTTTTGATCTTTCTTTACAATATATTTTTTGATGATGATGCTAATAAAAAAGAGGTGGTTATTCATGATAAGGATAAAGGGGTCATCGAAGAAGTGAAAGAGGCAATTGAAGAAATTAAACCGGAAGTGAAAGAACTAATTATAAAGGCAAAGGAGTCTTTTGAAAAAGCAATCAATAAAGACGCTCAAGAGGAAGGGGAAGATGAAAAAATAGAAAAAGAAAAGACCCCGATCCCAGAGATAGAAACTAACCAACCAAAACCAGAGAACGGACCCGAAGAAGGAGTCAAATTATAATGAGTGAAAGAAAAATTAAATGTTTTATCAATGATGACTACGAAATATTCTTCGATCCACAGTCAGGATTTGAGATGATGAGAGGAGCTAATGGAAAACCAGATCCATTCTCACTACAGCTCCCCTCGTTATTAGACATTGGGGTAATGGGGACTTGTGTAAATAAATGTGCATTTTGTTACCAAGGACATCAAAACAATCCGAACATGAAATTGGAAGATTTTAAAAGCATCGTTGATCAAGTGAAGCATCACACGAATCAAGTTGCATTGGGAGGAAGAGGTGATCCCAATAAACATGAGAACTTCAAAGAAATCATTGAATACGCCCGAGAAAATAATGTCATGCCAAACTATACGACAAGCGGGATCGATTTAACAGATGACGAAATTGAAATCTCGAAAATGTGTGGTGCCGTAGCCGTTAGCGATTATCATACTCCAACTACATATGAAGCTATTGAAAGGTTTATGGATGCTGGAATTAAAACTAACATTCATATGATCTTCTCACAAGGATCATTTGGAGACGCTATAAAAATTCTATATGGAAGAAATCCATGGGAAGTACAAGGTTATTCAACTGGAAGAAACACTTTGGTTGACATTAATAGACTTAATGCTGTGATATTTCTTCTATTCAAACCAGCAGGAGCAGGGGAAAACTTAATTGATATGAGGCCAACTGAATATCAATTTGGTGTCTTCTCAAGTCTTATTTTTAACTCCAAAGCAAAATTTAAAGTTGGGATGGATTCTTGCCTTTGTAATCACGTTTTGAAAAAGAGTACTCCTACCGAACTTCAACAACTATCAATTGATACTTGTGAAGGTGCAAGGATGTCAGCATATATTACTCCGGATATGAAACTAATGCCATGTAGTTTTGCAAACAAAGGAGAATGGGCAATTTCCATTGGAAAAAAAGACATTAAAGAGATCTGGAACAATTCAAAACCATTTAAAAAGTTTCGGAGAATGTTACGAAAACAAAAGGACAAATGCCCATTAGAATTATAAGGAGATGTTATTATGAAGAATGGATCACAACCGTTAACGAAAAAGAATTTTATAACTCTCGGACTGCTTATTGTATTCCTATTCATTGGAGTCATTGGTGGGGTCTTCCAACAAAAATGGGCTGAAAATATTTACACATTTTGGTCTTCTTTTGTAATGATTGTTTTTACATGGCTTGCCATAATGAAAGCTAGAGTCAAACCCATGAAACCTTTTGTTGTTACATATACTTTCAACTTTCTAACGTGCATTGCTTTGGGATGGTGGTGGTTAACTTTATTCTGGTTTGCAACTCATATCTTGTGTTTCTATGGGATGTATCAATGGGACCTAAAGTATACCCCTAAACCTGAAACAGATAAGGAGTCAGTCAAATGAAAAAATATATTATCGCAGCCCTACTCATGTCTTTCTTAATCCCAATCTCTACCTTCGCCGAAGTCAAAGCAGTCAGAATTGATCGTTTCTTGGCTGTTGACCCAATTGGCCCAAATAACTATGATCTAGAAACCATACGGATTAATGATCCTGAAAATCCATTTGTCAGCATTTATATTGCACACATAATTGCGACAGGATTTCAGCTTTCGGATCCAAGTAATACATCAATTGCTTGTCGATTAACTGGAAAGATTCCTGTTGATGAAAATGGAAAACAGATTATCAATAAGAAAACCAATCATGATATTGGGCATTTCCGAAAGTCAATAGGAACAAAAGTCATGAGAATTTCAAGAAGCTATGATGCAGAAAAGAATGTTCTTATCTATAACGTCTACACAACCAAGTTGTTTGACGGATCATTGAAACATTCTCTATCTGTTGTTCCGTTGGGAATTCCTTTAGCACCCTAACGACGGAATGAAGGCGATCTGGTATATTTCACCCAGACCGCCTTCATTTTTTTGCTTATTTAATGAAGAAATTCAACTCAATTTGTTCTACAACTCTAGTTGGTTCTAAAGTTACATTAACATGGAATCTCTTTGTTTTTCTTTCATAGTCTGTTGCGCCAACATCAACTGCATAGCTATACAGACCACGTTTGTTTTTAATTACTTCTAAGAACTCCACTAAGTTTGTAGAAACTGATGACCAAGTAATTTCATCATTTTGTTCAAATATAAAGAATCTACAAAATTCCTCAAATGCTCTCTTAACATATAAAACAAGTCTAACAATATTTAAATCTTGCAGAGCACTTGGTCTCGCTTGTGTTGTTAACTGCCCCCAAACAACATAACCAGGGTTGAATTTAACAATCGGATTTAACTGTGCGAGATACATCTGATCTCTTTCTCCAAGACGAGGATTAAATCTCAGTTCTTTGATTGTGTCGATTGCAGCTCTATTGAAACCAGCTGCTGCAAACCAAATTTCTGCAACATTATCATTTCTTGGTAGAATATAAGACATATGATATACTGGTGAGAACCATATATCTTGGCCTGTAAATATATCAAATACTTTACTATATGATTCATAAAGTGCTAAGAAGTAAGTATTGAATGTGTGAACATTTCTTCTTGTTGTCAATGATGTAGTAAATGATGGATTATCTCCATTGTCAATAATACCAACAGAATCACGTCTTGTTTGAACAAGAGTACTGATTTGTGTCTTAACATCAGTTGGATATCCAGCATCAAACACCATTGAGTAATAGATATTTTCTGTATCTAATACAGCATCATCAAGAAGCCCAGCATAACCTTGTGCTAATATTTGAGTAGCTACAACAGTATCAATATCACCTGTTCCAGTTAACAGAGTTCCATCACTTCCTTTTCTTAATGGAATTGGAACTGATCCAACAAATGGTTCTGCAAATGTACTGATATTAGCTTTAATCCTATACTCAACTTCTGTATTTGTATCAAAATCTGTTATATTTCCATTCCAACTTTGAATGGCAGTAGCTAATGCTCTTTCATTGAATACGTTAACTGTTTCTCCATCTACTCCACTGGATGCTCCTAACCAACCCCAAATTTCAACGCCTTTTGCGTCTTTTGCATAAATGGAATAAGCAGCATTACCCACTTCTGGTGATGTATCCCAGTCTCCAAAATCTTGTTTACTATCTGTAATTGATGCAGACCCGGCAGTTGTAACTGTAGTAATATTACCAATATTTTTATCATATACTTTAACAACAGCATCATACCCAGAACTATATGCACCACTTGCTAGTGTCATATCAGCTCTAAGAACTGCTGAATATAAGTTCAACACATCAACAATCCAAAGAGACTCACCAGCACCATCCCTAGCGGTAGGATCAAATGAAATTTCAAATGATTCAATAATTTCATCTTCACCATCTGACTGTCTCTCATAAATATCTATAATATATTGATCCCAAAGAGTCGGATTAGCAACTTCAGTAATTCTAACCCCGAGACCATTATACCATTGTCCTCTTCCTATTGGATATAAGAAGCAGACTGGGTATGTTGGCGGAACAGCAGCTAAAGATAGATTGGTTTTAATTTCGGTTACAGTATTTAAAGTATCAACAGAAGTAACTACTATGCTTCCTGTGGTATCTGTAGCTCCAAATGTTGCATCTATTCTCATATTGGAGTATGCTGCATCATCCGGAAGGCATCTCATAAAATAAAGAGCTCCAGATTCTCCTAAATAGTTATATGCGCAATAAGGGCCTTGTCCGTAATTTTTTCCATATGTGCTAATGTTCGGTTCCCCGAACTCGGCGATATAGTCAGCTCTACCGCCAATAAATTTTAGGGTGTTATCTTCTCCTTTCTCTGTTAATGCACAAATGAAACCAATTGTTGATGGTACCGCTTGTACGAATTGTGAAAGGTCGATAATTTTAGTATATACACCCGGAGATACGTTTTGTCCCATATCTGTTTTCCTCCTATGATGTAAAATTCTCTATTGTCGTTTTTTAAATCTCTAAGATTCTAGTATCCTTTCTCCAGGTTTAACAGAATTGAAAACCCTTATACGTACAAATACCACCTGAATATTAAGCGTCTATCGCTCGTTTTAATAATTGATGGGAAAGTTGTTCTGGCGAATAAAGTAAAATTTCCACTACCATCTATACTATATCCTCCTGAATCTGATGATGCTGTAAAGAGACCAGCTTCACTGAGTTGGTTTCCATTGGCATCATCAATCCCAATCGTAACAGTTATCTTCGCAACTAACCAATTATCATCATTTAAAGCATCCTGTTCAAATTCTACATCATCAAGAGGATGCTTATAGTATCCTATATCTGGGTGGTCGGCGTCTACTACATTCCAATAGTCTGCACTTGAGGAATCTGAAGCATTAATCATTATATTTGAATACAACTCAGTATCTGTAAGAACAGGTGGTATAGGATCTATTGGATCCGCAGGTAGAACACCGCCGTCACCAAGGCCAAACCAGTTAATCCATTCATCTTTTGTAGATGTAACAGCTGGATTATCTATATTCATCATACGTTGTATCAGCCATTCTCGTCCTTGATATAGAACTAAGTTATGACGGCCGATAAGCTTTTTCTCTCCAGTTTTCTCAACTTCATAAACTTCTACGAACCCTTGTGGTTTTTGAGATACTCTAGAAACACCATCTCGAACTGCATCCCCCAAGCATTTATCTCCGTAAAAGTCCTTTATTATATACTCTGTTGTCGAAATTTCTTTTTTTGCCATAATTTTTAGTCCTTCCAAAATGGTGACGTTTTACTTTATATTTTGTTCTTATTATTTAGTGTGTTTAGAACTATTTACTATTTTTCAAAAGGAAATAACGGATAATGAGGGGACTGGGAATAACGAGCTACAAATTTATCGTTACTCAAGTATCCAGTCCCCTCAAGAATTATATAGGCACCCATACGTTTTTGTTCTATTATTCTAGAAATGTTCCACAATTGGGGCAGAACTTGAATGATGATTTTGACCTGACTCCACAAGAGGAACAAGTTAGTTTTCTTTGAACCGTTATCGGTTCTGAAACCTGACTACCTGATTCAGCAAGTCCTTTTAACTGAATAACAATAACAGCAGATTCCTCTAGTTCGCCAATAGAAGCATAACTAAACTGTTGATTACATTCAGACCCCTTTACAGTTATTCCTTCATCCATATTTGGGATATTAGAAATATTTTGTACTCCAAGAGAATCCATAGTAACATTGCTGCTCATATTCGTCATACTTCTACTTATTGATTCACAACCAGATCTAAGAGTATCATTATAAGTCCAATCTACCCCACTATGATAAGTATATACAAATGGACTATTATGATAGTGATGATGAACTTCCTCAATAACCTTCTTAATTTGAGGTTCAGGTATCGGTTTTTCAAAAGCAAATTCTATTCTAACTAATCCATCATCTGCTCTATCGCCTCTATGCTCACTAATCTGTTTTGTTTTATTAATAAATCGAAAACGATTACGTGCAACATTTCCGCGAAGAAATCCTTCTATTTCTGTTGATGAGTTTGCGTCGAGAATTAAACTACTATTATCTAAAACATCTTCACCATCAATCGAAATATTCACAGATGCTCTTTTTGAGTTTAGATTTTTTAGTAGAATAGTGTACTCGCTTCCAAAAGGTAGGTAGACGCTTCCATCTTTAACTCTAAGGATTCGTCCATTTGATTTTACTTCAGCTACGAATTGATCTTTATAAGTCATTTTTTACATCTCCTTTTACAGATTACAGACTAGAATCTCATAAATTTTAGTTTAAAGTCTGTCGGTGAATTACGCGTATATAAATGCCTATATATATTATGTTCCACTATATATATTAATTAGTAGCAGGAATAGTTCTTAATCATTTAACTAACAACACTATGGAGGTGTCAAATGAAAAGATATAAGATTGAATGTGAAAACGTTACAACTGGGGAAGTTCGGGAAACTGAGATAACCGTAATAACAAGCATGGCTTCAGTGGTTGACATGCTAGGAAAATATGGTTGGGGAATCACAAAGTATCACCCAATCAACGATTCCGAAACGATTGAGACCCAAACTGCATAAGGAGGTAATGTTGAGAAATCAAAAAGGGTTTACTCTGGTTGAGATCATTGCTGTTCTTGCGATCATGGGAGTTATACTTTCAATCGGTGTGTACAAGGTGATCGGAGGAACTTCAATAAAGGCAGAAGAGTCAGTGCTTATATCTGTAATTATAAGTCTAAATGAAAAAGAGTTGGAAGCATGGACAAATCTGAAACTTGATGTAGGGTGGACCTCGGATGAAGAAGTTTATAATAATCTTAAAATCCTTGATTATGTTTGGCAATCAAAAGATCAGGATGGAGGGATTATTATGATAAGGGATAAAGCATTTCATCTTAAACGAATCAGGTCTGTCAAAAACACTTATGGAAAATGGGAGGCGTCAAATGGTTAAAATGTTGAGTTACTGTGATAAATGTGGAGCTGCACATGGATTACCCATACAATCAGAAGGTAATAAAAAGGTAAGGGGTGAGTGCGCAATATGTCATATGTTCATGGGAGCATTGAACGAAACTGCTCAAGAATCTAATGATACACTTGAGTCCATGAACTTTGGCTCATTTAAGGTCGTCAGACTTCCAGATTTCCTTCCGGGTCTTTCACCAAACCAGATTCATCAATTCCATACCTATCAGGTACAAACGCCGGAGTCAGTGATTTATTATCCGACGATCAATGACGGCAATGGTATGAAGTCAATTATCATCGCCAACCCAAAAAAGGGTCATCAGATTCAGGTCTTCTGGAATGAGAAGATCTCAAAGACCCCGCCAATTGCAACGATTGGTTTAGACGGTTCAACAGAAAAGTAAATATCGCTGATGGGGCATAGGGTAGTTGACTATGCCCCATAGGAGATTTTTACATTAACCTTTACACTTTGGAGGTGTCAAATGTTTGCAATGAAAAAAAATATAGTTAATGATGCTAAAAGGAAAATGATAGCTATCACTTTCCTAGTTTTATTCATGGTCGCCCTAATATGTATGACCGGTGCATTACAGTCTGAGATCAACAATCGTCCAGATAGAGCTCCAGTTCAGACAGTAGAAGTTTCCTCGGATGATGTTGAAGAAATCGAAATTATCGAAATCATACAAATCAATGAACCACCGGAACTTTATCTGGCAATGAGATACTAATTGGAGACAGATCTAGTTTTCGAGATGTAAAAGAATGGGGGACTTAATGAATCCCCCATTCTTTTTTTGTCTAGTATTTTGTATTAGCTAAATTTTTTAAAGTTGTTTGCCATAATATTTCCCATTCCACATAAACGATCCTTCAATAATAATAATGGTATACAAATTAAAAAATCCCGTTGCTGGAAGGTGCTCAACTATACCAAAGCCATTCACCCAATGGGTAGGAGCATTTTTCTTATAGTCAGGTTCGAT